GTTTGAATTACGTAATGCAATACGTATCTTTTTAGAAGAAAAATTAGAAGCTAAAGTTCAAGGTGCTGGTATGAGTATAACAGAACCTTCTTCTGCAGATATATCTTTTAAAATAGATAACACTAACTATGTATTAACAATAGATGAGGTATAATGTATAAACTTATAATATGGAAAGCTATATGGACAGATTCAGGGCCAGAAACTGGTACTGATTCATTTATATTAAATTATAAGCCAAATTTCGATGAATTGTATAAACATCTAAATTGTGATACTATTCAAATAGTTCAAGGATTTGATTCTGATATATCAAATAGAACTTTTGATATGTATACAGATGAAAATAGTAAAATGAAATCAATGGTAATTAAAAACAACAGAGCTACAAAAGCATGGATGACTTGGCAAGATCGTACAGATAGAATGTGTTTGCCTGGTGATTTTATTGCAGGTCATGTAGCTATAATTAAAAAGGTAAAAAATGACAGATCAAGAAGCAATGAAGCTGCATGAGTTAATAGATGAGCTTAGAGCAAAACTAAAAAAGTCTTTACAAGATGTATTACAACTTCGTAAAGATTTAGATTTAGAACGTGAAGAACATCAACTTACACAGTTAAGATATGATACTATAAAAAATGCTGTTGATAAAATTGATAGATTAAATCAACCAAGACCAGCTGTAGAAATACCTGCTGATGAAAAAGGAGTAAAATGACAGAGTTAAAAGATGAACATTTTGAAGTTATATCTAAAAACAAAGGCAAAGCTCGAGAAATAGAAAAGTTAGAAAATGAAATATCAGATGCTAAAGAATCAGTATCTGTACTTGGAGGAGCTATAGCTTGTGGTTTTTTACAAGATAAACATTCCTTGATTTTACAAAAATGGATTGTAGAATATGAACAATTAATCGAACAGTTAGATACACATTTAACAGAAATGAGAACACATGGATGAACGAGCACTTAAAATGGTACTTGCTGCAAAGCAATTAGAAATAGATAAACTTAAACGTAAAATAAAGGAGATGGAAAATAATGATAATGCCAGACAGCGAGATACTGAGACTAGAAAAACGTCAAAGAGGTCTACAAAGAGTAGCAACAGCAATTAACGATTTAACTATTTATGGAATTTATCAAACTAACTTTCCTAAATTAGTTGAAGTATTAGAACACGCTAAAGATCATGTTAAAGCAGAAATAGCTGCTACACGAAAACGTATTATTGAAAACTCTACTATCAAAGTAGAAGAAGTATACACAGATCCATTAAGATCTGAAGCTCAGCAAGAAGCTGATAAATTAAATGATATGTATACTAAAAAAGGTATTTAAGAATTCTGTATCAGGTTACAAAACCTATAGATCTATAGGGTTAAAATCCCAATGGGCAACCCTGATAAAGATAGAGCCAGATGGGAGACTGTCTGGCTTGTTAAATAGGTTTAACAATAATGATTAATGAATTCCCTTGCTGGTAACAGTTCTTGTAAAAAAGAAGTAATAAGGATGAAAATGCAAAGTTATTGTTAGACCTTTAAATTTAACCTACTTATTCGGACTTGTAAACTTACACAAGCAGTTCTAGTTTTAAACTCTGTAGGATTTACCAATACTAGATAATGGCCCAAGGAGGAGTAGGTTAGATTTTAGTCATCTTTACAATCCAAGATGTAGGAATATTAGTACGATCTCCATAAGTATAAGATCCATCTTCTTCAATGTATGCTGCAAACAATTTAATAGAGTGTTTGTCTTTAGAAAACAGCCAACCTTCGTTTACAGGATTAGCTAATTTCATATTAGTAAATTCTTTTTTTTCTGCCCAACCTGAATCACTTACACAGTCAACCCACTCAACTCTGTATTTGTCATAAGGTAAAGTATGAGAATCTTTAGAAAAAGATATTTTCTTTTTAGTGTAACGTTTTTTTGTCATCTACAGCCCATATAAATGTTGAATGATCGTTTTCTTCTAATGCATCCATGATGTTAGCAGGTACTTTATGACCTTCTTCATCAAAAACTAACTGTAGATATGTACTGTAAATAATTGCAAGAGCCATTGCGTCTGCAGCTCTAACTGACATTCCAGGATGTTGACCTTTTATAAAGTCTCCAATAGCCTCTGGTTTAACATTAGTTAAAAACTGTTCTGAGTAAGGTTGTTTGCTTTTAGGAAACTTTAAAATCTTAGTCATATTTACGTACCTCTGGCGAGGATATCCTTATTAGTTATTTGGGTTGCAGTAAAAAATCAACGTTATTTTGTATCTTAGGTACAAGTTCATCGTATACAGTACGCCATAACATAGAATCATCATAGAAAAAGTTCTTATTTTTCCACATATTGTGGTAATGATCATAAAATCTACGACATATTTCGATAGCATCTATGTCTAATTTAATCCAAAAATCTTTTTCACTCATACCATTTGTATGTAATAAATGATGATGAGGATAACAGAGAGGTACAGTATATTGATCTCCAACTTTCTGTGAAAAACCTCTAGGCATAGCAAAAGTAACATGATGAGCTTGGCATCTTGTGTCCTGGCAAAGTATACAAGGATTAGATGCTACCCACTTTAGGTACTCTTTGTCTTTGATTCTTTGTGCCTTGTCCTCTGATAGTATTGTGCACTTTTTTGTAGCCATAATAAATTGCTAAACTAGATAGTCCTTCATGTACGTTGTTAGATGCTCTGCGTTCTGACATACTTAACATATGTGCTATCTCAATGATACCAAAATTATAATGACAAAACAACTTCATAAATTTAGATAATCTAGTTCCTATCTCATCATCAACATCTTTGACTGCAAGTGCAGCACCAAGAGATGATGTAATAAAGTCTGTGCTTGAACCATCAATACGTTCTTTCAATACATTACCAGTACCACCACCTTGAAGTTCACACATAAGACGATACCTAGATCCAGCTTCATATTCTTCAATAGATATGAGCTTTCTATGAAACATATACATTAAACGAGACTCACGTATATTTAACCATACTTTACGTTTGTCTAAAATTGTAGATATTAATTCAGGTTTTTCAATCTGACGCATAAGTTATCTTATAATTTTCTATTGCATTATCAACAAAAGATCTAAATTTTTTGTTTTTATTGTATAAATTATTTAATCTATAAACTCTATTTTTATTACAATTATGCAAACGAGCAATAGTGCTCTTACACCCATACACTTGTGTAGGGTGCAATAGCCAAGAAAGTAAAATACATAAATTATATATTTTATATTCGTTACTATTACCAACAGTTCTTTTACCTTTTAATATATCTATAGATACATTATAAGATGAACTACAATACTTTTGAATATTATTAACCATAAGGAGAAAAACATGAACATTGAATATAGACATAGTGCTTCAAAAACTAATAGTTTTATTGACAGTCCACCCTATTGGATTATCAATAACTTGTATGATTTTGAATCCAAAGCAAATGCCAGAATGATAATGGGCAGTACTGCCGAAGCTGCAGCAGAACATGCTTTGCAAAACCAAATCACTGATGAAGAAGCTATCATAGATTACGCAAAAACTGAATACCTAAAACTAGAAGGTGATGAGTCAGATGACGAATGCCTTTGGTCTGGTATTATTGCTAATCAGTTTGTTAAAGAACTACCACAATTTGGTAAAATTGTTTCTTATCAGAATGAAAAGCAAATACCTGGTGACAAATATGGCTTAAAATATGATGTTGTAGGTAAAACTGACTTTGAGTTTGACGATGTAATCATAGATACTAAAGCTACTGCTTACATTAAAAGACTTAAATCTGGTGCTATTGATAGCAGATGGTACCCAAAAGACGCTGATTTGCGTCAACAAGCCCTTTACAAAGACCTTTTTAATAAACCGACTGCATTGCTGTATTGTTCGTACAAAGACGTTTACAGCGTGGATATGGAAGGCAGAGAGGGTCATTTAGAGACCATTATACAAGCTATGAAACATATAGAACATATCTTGGATATTGCTAAAACAAAAGAGGACATAGTTAAAATGTTTCCATTGACTATGGATAACTTTAGATGGGGTAAATCAGATAATGAGCCATCTAGAATATATGCAAAAAACGTTTGGCAAAATGCTTTTAAATAGGCTATAAGAACTAATGCAAAAGTTTGGAAATATAATAAAACAAATAAATAGGAGAACAAACATGGAACATGAAACGTTTGAATGCTCATTTAAAAAAGCATTCGAGAAAGACGATGGTCAGGTTACTGTATACGTTACCAAAGACGATGGTAGTGATATGACTATATATGGTGAGGCTTTAGGCTCATCAAGATGGCCGAAGGGAGCAAGACTAAAAATTGATGCACAGCCAGTAAGAACAAGTAAAACTGGTAAACAATATCAGACTGCAAGTAGAATAGAATGCTTAAGTGAAGTATCAGATAATTCTGGTTCTGCACCAAGTATGGTTAGTTCTAGTGGCGTACAAGCTGTTAGAAATGTAGCTGATCAATTTTCAGAAAAATACAGATTGACTATGAGTAACCTTATAGGTTCTTATATGTCAGGTGGCAAAATACCAACTGAATCAGAGTTTCAACAAATTGATAATCTAGTAAGAAAAGTATTAGATGCAAAAGCTAATAGTGTAGACGAAATACTATCAGACGATCCACCATTTTAACAGTTTCTTATCTCCCTCGAGTTAGAAAACTAGGCATTGCTACAGAATAAGGTTCTTCTCTGTAGTAGTGCCTTTTTACTTTAAGGACTTTATGAAAATAATATTTATATTTATGTATTTAGTTAATGGACAAGTAGAACGTATACCAGTAACTTTACATAAAGGTCAAAATTGTGATGACAAATTTATGGAATTAGTAAAAGTTAATGAAGAAAAAACTAGAGTGTTATATAAAAATACTATAGTCTGGGCACATTATTGCAAATCAAAAAAAGGAGAATGGATTAGATGATTACAGAACAACGATTAGAAAAAGCGTTAGCATTTTTATCTGAAACAGATCAAAGTAATGCAGAAGCTAATGCTAATGTTAAGTATCTTGATAGATTACTTAAACGTAAAAAAGCATTACATATAACTGGTAACACAGAAGATAAAAGTATATCTGCCAAAGAACAATCTTACTATGCAAGTGATACATATAAAACTGCAATAGATGAGTTGTTTCAAGCAGAAGTTAAATCATCAACATTAGAAAACAAACGTGATAAAGAAGGTCTTATTATAGATCTATTTAGAACACTAGAAGCAAGTAGACGTAAAAACAATATATGATTTATAAGTTTAAAAGATGGGTAATACTCCCTGCTTATACAGAAATATTTGTTAATGCAACGTCAGACGAAGAAGCATTAAAGATATTAAATGCTATAGATCCTAAAACTTTAAATTGGCAGGAGACTGAAACAATAGAACAGCGAATGACATATGAAGTTATAGATGAAAAGTCCTGAGAGGTATTTGTTTAGAGCAGTAATTAGTCAAGCAATACATGATGCTATGTATGATGGTTTAGATAAATACTATCTTATAGATAAACGTAATGCTATTGATTGGCTTATAGGTAATTCTGTAGACTTTAGAACTATATGTCATTATGCAGAAATAGATCCTGAAATGGCTTGTAGAAAATTTACTGCTGCTATGAAGTTAGATCTATATACATTACGAGAAGATCAACATAAAGTATTAAAAAAACCAAGAAAAAAATATAAACATAAAGGTAAATTTAGGTTAACATTTAATGAGCAAAGTTTGGAACAAACAGATTAAAGGTAGTCACTACCAAAAATATAAAATTCAACCAAGTAAATTTGTAGTAGAAAACAAACTTCTATTTCCTGAAGGATGTGCAATCAAATATATAATTAGGCACCAGGACAAAGGTGGTAAAGATGATTTGCTTAAAGCAATACACTTTATTGAAATGATTATAGAAAGAGATTATAGTTAATTTAATATAAGTTTTTTTATACTTTTACTACCATCTATGTTCGACTCGAGCTCAGCCATCGACTTTATGCATTGGTAAACTATGTTATTATTTTTATTAGTACGCATAGCAATTCTTTTACCTTTAAGACAATCAGACATAGATACTTGTATTCTATGTTCTTTGATCTCTCCATTTACTATCATAAGTAAAGCTACAATTAATTCCATTAATGAGCTCCATTACCATTAGCTCTTACTTTATCTTTAAGATGCTCAATATCTTCTAATGCTTTATCTAATTGTGTTTTAAGAAATTCTATATTAACTTTATTAGTCATATTCATTTCTTGAGTAGACTGTAA